GGTTCCTTCAAAAATATAACATTATCATTATTTTTGTAATGGTCACGCAATTTTGATAACAATGTAGATTTACCAGATCCAATATTCCCTTCAATCGAAATAAAAGTATAAGACGCACTTTCAGACATTTTAGTTATGTTATATACAATTAATTTATTTATATTATTTTATTTCAATTTTAAAAAAAAATTGAATTAAAAATTACATATAAAGAATACAGTATAAATAATAGACACACACACCCAAAAATGGATCTTAAACAAAGAAAGCTAAATAAATCGGAATGGGACTCTATCGAGGTGCCCGTTTCCAAATCAGAAATAGATATATTGAATTTAATCGTAGCCGGTTTTCACGATGTAAATATACGCGTCAATAATAATAAGTCGTTATTCGCGTATTTGAAAATCGATCACAATGATAAAATTGAAGAGTTCATTTATAATAAATATTTTCGCGAAAGAGTAAAGGAAATTGAAGCTGAGATTACAAGCATAAACCCGGCTTACAGAAAAATCAATGTCGACGGTATTGTCAGATTAAATTCCGCGGATAAAATCAGAATGGAGCGAAATGATGAAGAAGCTATAAAGAATTCAGATGTTTATGAAAATACGTTGCTAACATATATTAGCAAAATGTTAGAAGCAAGAAAAGAACAAAATAAAAAATTATACACATTTAACTATTATACATTATACAAATTAATTAGAAACAATATCCATAGATTGAACAAGTTTATTGATACCTTAACCAAAAGCGTATTAGATATTTTATCGGACGAAATCGAAATTTCAGACCTTATTGAAAATGGTGTTGATTTAATCGAGAAAAATACGAACCTATTGAAGTATGGCGATTTAATGTTATACGAGCATCAAAAGGAGATTTTCACGGTATTCAAAAATCCCGGTCCAAAGTTGATATTATATATGGCTCCTACCGGCACAGGAAAAACACTGACACCGCTCGCTTTATCGGAACACAAAAAGGTCATATTTGTCTGCGCAGCGCGTCACGTTGGATTACAATTGGCACGGTCGGCTATTTCGATAAATAAAAGGGTGGCATTTGCCTTTGGTTGTGCAAGTTCTGCTGATATTCGTTTACACTATTTTGCCGCGAAAGAATACACCATTAATAAACGCAGTGGTGGTATTGGAAAAGTAGATAATAGTGTTGGCGATAATGTAGAAATTATGATTTGCGATATCAAGTCATATTTGCCGGCTATGTATTATATGCTTGCTTTTAATCCAGGACATCACGAAATGGTTACTTATTGGGATGAGCCAACGATAACAATGGACTATTCCAATCACGAATTTCACGAGACAATTAAACAAAATTGGTCTGAGAATTTAATACAAAATATTGTTTTGTCGTCGGCTACATTGCCTAAAATGAGTGATTTAACTGAGACCATACCTGATTTCCTAAATAAATTCAATAAAAGGAATGATGCGAACATATATAATATTGTTAGTCACGACTGTAAAAAATCGATTCCTATTATTAACAAAGACGGATATGTTGTGTTACCTCACTATTTAAGCGCTGACCACACTGCTATTTTAAGAATTGTAGAACATTGTGAAAATTATTTGACACTGCTAAGATATTTCGATTTAAAAGAAGTGGTCGATTTTATCACTTACGTATTAAAAAATAATATGGCTGGTAGGAGGATGGAGCTTAGCAGACATTTTGAATCGCTTGATAATATTAATATGACAAATGTTAAGATTTATTATATACAATTATTGAAAAGTATTAGTAGCGAGCACTGGCCTATCGTCTATAATTATTTTACAAGAATAAGAAAACCGAGAATTATGTCGAATGAAACAGTTGATGTAAATGGTAACAAAATTACCAAAGCAAGAAGCGTAGGCGCACCAAGTGTATTTAATTCGAATAGTTTGGCTGGTTCATCATTGTCACGTGTAGCGAGCGAACAAAAACCTGTACAAAAACAATTACCTGTTGGAACATCCGGCGCATATATTACTACCAAAGACTCTTATACTTTAACCGATGGACCAACCATATTTATGTCAAACGATATTGAAAAAATTGCCAAGTTTTGTATACAGCAAGCAAATATTCCGTCTGTTGTTATGAATGATATTATGAAAAAGATTGAATATAACAACATCATTAATCAAAAGCTGGCTGAGCTGGAAAGCGTATATGATATTGAAAAGGAGAAAATCGAGTCCACTGTTAAAAATCTGACAGGTTCTGGTAGCGCGGCTGGAAGAAATAAGTCGACAAAGGATATTCGCAAGTTTAATAGAGAATTTGACGAAGAGTTTTCCGGTAAAAATTTGATGAAAAAAATTACTCAAGAAATAACCGAGTTAAAAGCAATGATTAAAACCGCCACACTAAATGAATTATTTGTTCCTAATAAAAAGGAACACATTGAAAAGTGGACTACACAAAGTTTAGATACTTCAAGATCATTTACAAGCGATATCGATGACAATACTGTGAATGATATTATGACTCTTAACGGTATTGACGATAGTTGGAAAATATTGTTATTGATGGGAATCGGCGTCTTTATTACTCACGAAAATATTCGGTATACTGAGATTATGAAGAAGATGGCAGACGAACAAAAATTATATATGATTATTGCTTCGAGTGATTACATTTACGGAACCAATTATCAGTTTTGCCACGGTTATTTGAGCAAGGACTTGGATTTAACGCAGGAAAAAATTATTCAGGGTATGGGTCGCATTGGGCGAAATAATATTCAGCAGACATATACAGTGCGTTTTAGAGATGACGCGCAAATCGCGAAATTATTTACGTCGGACACCGAAAAGCCAGAAATCATCAATATGAATAAGTTGTTTAATTGCAATAATGTCAGGTATGAAGATAACAGATATGTCAGGATTGTTGATGCTGACGAGGAACCAGATGATGCTTAAATTAGTTCCTTATAAAATAAATAAAATAAATAAAAATTATGATGTATAAATTTTTTTTCATTTGTTATATAAATGACTTATAATTACGATTCAATACCTGCTGATACACGTGGTGCTATAGATAATAATTTAAATTTAGATGATAATAATAAAAAAGCAATGGCTAAATTATGGAGATTATATTTAAGAGTAAATACTTACGATACAGAAAACGCTGAAGAAGATTTACAGAATTTTATAAATGAATTGTATCATATACCTAACCACACTCAAGAGTCTATGTTAAATGCTATTAATGAAAAAATAGCTCATATACAACAAGAAGAAGGCATTACTGCTTTTGGTCTAAAGAAAAGCAAAAAAGGTAAAACTGGCAAAAAAAGAAAAAGGGGTGCTATGAAAACAAGTAGGAAAAAAAGAAAAAGGAGAAATTAAGGTTTATTTTTAATTAAATATAAAATTAAATATAAATTATGTTCTGGGTGCCATTACAATCATTTCATCATTGGTTGGACTATCGGGTATCGTTATAAATAGTTTAGGTCTAATATAAAATGCCTTGTGTTTAATATTGTCGCCATATTTTTCTCGTAATGTTACTTCTTCATTTTGGTTAAGAGCCGGCGCCAATTCAGCTTGATGTCCGTTGACGTTGTCAAATTGTCCTGTTTCTACTATTTCTATTTTATAGCTATCGCGGTTAATGCCAAAATCCTCGCTATATGCTCTCGTGGTTATAAATTCGTAAAACTGTGCCAATGTATAGTTATAGTTTACAGGATACACTTTTGTTTTACAAGTATACACTTGCTTAAAATATAATTCTATCGTTTCGGATTCAAATTCACTCATCTTATTTATTTGTTATACTTTTTATCTTTGTTAGTTTTTAAATTCAATTTTATTTATTTTTTTTATTTATTTATTTTTTTATTTAATTTTAATATCATTTATTAAATTAATTATTCCTTCGTTAAATTCGGTTTCAATTTTCCAACCCAAATCCTTTACTTTTTGATTACTGATATAATATCGCTTATCATTAAATGGTCTGTCTCGAATATATTTAATCCATTTATCGTAGTCTTCTGTATTCCGAATATTTTTAATCAATAATTTAGATATATCAAGAATTGTATATTCATCATTCTCGTCACTTCCAATATTATATATTTCACCGATTTTGCCATTTTTCAAAACCAAATTCAACGCTGAACAAACATCATTTACGTGTAAAAAAGCCCGCACATTTGAACCATCACCTTGTATTGTTACTGGCTTATTATTAATTAATAACTCTATAAATAATGGTATCAATTTTTCAGGATATTGATTGGGACCATAAACGTTATTGCCGCGCGTAATTATAATAGGCATTTTAAAAGAATGATAATACGATTTTGCGATTAATTCAGCCGCAGCTTTTGACGCGGCATATGGATTTGTCGGGCATAAAATCGACTCCTCGTTCTTTTTTTCTTCGTTTTCTTCTAACATTGATTCACCATAAACTTCGTCTGTCGAAATATGAATAAACCGTTCAATATTTCCATAACGTCTACAGCATTCTAATAAAGTATGTGTGCCTACTACATTATCATTTGTGTATTGCAGTGAATCTTCAAAAGAATTCTGGACGTGTGATTGCGCAGCAAAATGAATAACAGTATCTATTTTGTTATTTTCTAATACGTAGCGAACTAAATCAAATGAACATAAATTTCCTTTTACTAATTTATATCTTGGCGAATCCCGAATTTCTTCATCGACATTCATTTCGTTGGCACAATAATACATAGCATCATAATTGATAATGTTTATATCTTTATCCAAGTGGAAAAAATAATTAATAAAATTTGAACCTATGAATCCGCAACCGCCTGTTATCAATAAGTTTTTCATATTTGTTATGATATAATAAAATTTATTTATATATTTATTCTTCGTAAATAGATTAATTGTAATTTATAATTTTTTTTATAACATTATAATATATTATGTCTGAAGAATCAAAAGAATTTATTTTTGAAAAAATAAAAAATAATATATCCTTTAAAGATTTAAAAGATATTACAAAAAAAGAAGTAGATATAGATTGGTCTCGGGCTAAAAGTAGAGATGATTTAATTAGATTATTTATTGATAATGGTCTTCATTTAAAATACACAGATATTTTATCAACGGTTAAAGAAAAACCAGAATCAAAACCAGAATCAAAACCAGTTGAAGAAAAGCCAGAATCAAAGACAAAAATCAATCCTAATCCAATTGTTTTAACAGAGATTGTTATGTCGATCATTATAATGGGTCACGGATGTGAACATTTTACAACACCTTGGACCAAAACTGAACCTTTTTCAGAATATTTTAGAAATAATGTGCGCGTTTATAGTAGAGCGTGTGTGCCAGATGTAAACGCAATTGGGAGCATTATTGAAAATATAGATATAATAAGAGATGTTCGAGGTAGATTTTCAAGCGTGCCTAATAATGAAACTGCTGCTATTATTAGCACCTACGCAGATGCTGTTAAAATGGAATATATAAAAGATATAGCATTTAATAAACATACTAAAACAGATTTATCAAAAACCACTGGATTTACAAAAGCATCTAGTATGGAAAATATGACAAGAGTTTCAGGATTGAGCACTTATTTATGTAATAAAGACTTTGGTTTTTACCACAATACCCGCGAAGAAGAGATTGAAAAATCATTTGGAATACACGTAATTGACATTCGTTTAAAAAAAACTGCTATGGATGGGTCTATAAGTTATGAACAAATATTTAGCCCAAGAGACCCAACTTTTGAAAATATTACAAATTTCAATTTGATTTACAGAAGCGGACTAACATATATTTTAAAAGATGCTTTGAAAAGAGAAGATTTGATTAACCCAGCGCTTGAAATTTTTGGTTTTACACATGGAATAGAAGTAATTATGGATGTATCATTAGAGCAAATGTATGCTTTTTTTAAATTATTAAACGTTGAATACGCCAATATAATGGATTACACGTGTCGTGATTGTGTTGTAGATCTAGACCCAAATCTGGCTGAAAAAATTTACAGAATAGAACAAAAATATTCAGTAAAACCTATAAATTTTGGTGGTTTAAAAAAAAACAAAAGTGTTAATAAACGAACCAAAAATAAACGAACCAAAAATAAACGAACCAAAAATAAACGAAACAAAAATAAACGATCTAAAAAATATTTCTAGTTATAAATTTTTTATTTCAATCATTTTTAATAATTAAAAATTGTTAAATTAATTATTAAAATATGTAAAAGATAATGTGACGATAAATCGTAACAAGATTTTTAATTACTATACGCGAGGCCTCCCATACCACTCATAATTCTCAAAACGTTGTAATTGGTAGCATAAACACGGACCTTGGCAGTCTTGGTTCCCTCAACGGTGGCGTTGGAGAGGACAAGCTGGAGGGTAGCGTTATCAATTCTGGAGAAGTTGCAAGTTCCTGAGGGTTGGTGTTCCTCAGGGCGGAGAGCAAATGAGTAAACGTTAATACCTTCATCAGGGTTTCTGGTGTGGGACTGGTAAGGTTGAACCCACGAGAAGTAGGAACCTTCACGCTCAGAGAAGCGATCTTGGCCGTTAAGTTGGAGCTTAGC